CCCTAGATTTTGCTAATCTTAATTTTAATTCTTTATCTGTTCACTTTAATCAAGTTCCCGTGCATGCCGCGGTAATTAATTACCCTAGTACTAATGCAGTTAATGGGTTAGGGAAAGCTGGTTTTGATATTAAACCTGTTAAGTTTATCCCAGGTAATGGTATGGTTGTTGTTTCCACTAACTCCAAGGGTAAACCAATTGATGAAGATGGTGTGGTTATTGACGCTGCGAATACAAAAGCTAAATATATTGAAAAAATGGCAGGAGAACTAAAAGCATCGGCTGGGCATAAAAAAAGCGGTTTTGGGTTAATTCTGCCTCATCTTATAGAGAAGCTTGCTCAACAAAAAGCTGCTCAATATTATAGTCAGTTTCCTGACAGTCATTGGGATACAGTTATTCGTAATAACCATAATAATATTATAACATATGGATCATGGCCTTTTGTTAGTCAAGTTTCCAACTTATCAGTCAGAATATCCACAGGTAATACTGAAGTAGTTCCTTATACTGCTCCTTCATTTATATCACAAGATACTATCGCAATTACCCAAGTAGCTAAAATTGAAACTTCTGGTTTTATAGCTGTTAAAAATGCTTTTGAACAACCTCCGCTTGTTCGCTTATATGATATTTACTACCCTGGAGAGTGGTACCCTCCTGATGACTTTGGAAACCCAAGTGGGAATGGAGAAGGATTAGCATGGCCTTTTGGGTTTCCGTATCGTTTCGCAGAAGTTCGAGGAGATACAATTTCAGATATTAGTTACCGTGCTTGGTTTGATGGTTATGATTATATGTGTTATCCAATTGATTCTGGCAGTATTGGTTTAAATCAAACAGGGGAAATTAATAATATTAATATTAAAATTGCTAATTTTGACTCTCTTATTGCTCAACTAGTTGAGAATTCATTTATAACAGGTAATTGTGCTAATGCTGTTACAGGAACAGTTAATCATACTCTAGTCCATAACTTAGATCCTGCTACTGTAGTTAATAGTGCTACTTATAATCAATCTATTGTTGACTCTGACTACGCAGGAATTGCTAATTCAGCAATTACTTATGATAGGTGTGGTACTTTAAAAGGTACTTGGAAACCAGCTAAACAAGATTCCAGAGATTTATTAGGTGCAGTAGTCCGTATTAAAACTACCTTCGCTAATTTTTTAGATTATTGGCCTGAGTATAGTAGTATTCGTTCTGTAAGTGGTAATGTACTTGAACTTTATTCTACCGCTCCTTATCGTATTAATGATAACGTTACTGTAAAAGGAGTAAGAGGAAAATACGCTACTGTTAAAAATATTGCAGGTAATTTTGTTGAACTTAGTCAAAAAATGGATTTTGGTGTCGGCACTAATTTAATGATTGTTAACCCTGATGCTGATGACGAAGCGTTTGTTGAAGACGTTTTTAAAGTAGATCAATTAGCTAATCTTAATGGTCAGTATGCAGAATTTTCGTTAACAAGCTGGTTACAATATTTTAAACTTAGTTTTCCTCGTCGTAAATATTATAAAAATACTTGTCCTTGGGTTTATAAAGGAGAAGAGTGCCAGTATCCTAGTGCTGGTACAGGAACTATTCCTGGTACCACAGGTTCTACCGCTTTAACTGCTAATGGGTTTTTTACGGCTAAAAATGAAGTAACTAGTTCTAGTCCTGATGATGTTTGTGCAAAGAGTTTTACTGCTTGTAAGTTACGTAATAATCAACTTCATTTTGGTGGATTTATTGGGACAGGGGTTACATATCCGAAAGGGTAATATGGATAAATATAAAAAATATCTTGGAATAAAACATAATTATCATAATACCAATTGTATTACCTTAATTGCTGATATTTATAAAAATGAATTACAAGATGAAGATATTTTTAAAAAAATCTGGGTTTGTTTAGATATTAAAGAAGGTCACCCAGAACACGAAGAAAAATGGTGGAAATTTTTTGATTTAAAAAAATGGAAAAGTTTTTTAAAAGAGTATTGCGATAGAATCGAAAGTCTTACCGAAATACATGAATACGATGTAATCATATTTAGTACTCCTCGTAGAAGTATTCCAGTTCATTTTGGAATGTATATTGGGCAAAATTATATGATTCACCTTGAAGAAAACAATACTTCAAAAATAGAAATGTTAAATGACAACTGGAGGGGGAAAATCCATAGTGTCTATAGAAGAAAAGTGGTATGAAAAATATATAGGGTTTCCTTATGTTCACCTAGGAGACGACCCTAAGTCTGGAATTGATTGTTTTAATTTAATTCGATATGTTTATAAAAATGAATTAGACATTGATATTCCTTATGATACTACGGATTTTTGTGATATTTTAGATGAACAATGGTATAACAAAACACATGAATCGTGGATAGACGAAGCTGCTACTATCAAGTATGGGTGGGAGCGAGTTACTAAGCCTGAAATATTTAATGTTATTACAATGAGTATTGGTTCAACAAATGTTACTAACCACTGTGCATTATATGTAGATAAAAATAGAATATTACAAACAATGTTAGATCATGAGTCTTGGATATCCCCATATGGTCGTTATTATATTCAATATACAATGGGAGTTTATAAATGGAATCCAACATATATGAAAATCTAATTAAGGATATGCAATCTCATGCAGAATCTGAATCACCTAAAGAATGTTGCGGGGTGATAACTTCGGATTTTAAATATATTCCTTATGATAATATATCTCCAGATCCCGAAGATTTTTTTGTACTTGACCCTATGGCGCTCGTTGACTATCCTAATTGTTGGGGTATTTTTCATTCTCATCCTAATCAAGATAACCCGTTACCAAGTGAAGCTGACGCAGATAGTACCGCCTATAAAGAGTACACATTTTTAGTAGGTTGGAAAAATAAATTTTATGTTTATTGGTATGATACTAATATTCAAAGTTTACGATTTAAAAAATTTACAAAGGATTACTTATGCAATTTGTAACATTAAAATTTCACCCACATCTTCAACAATATACTCGTGGGTTACCTGAACATACAATATCTATTAATTCTCTTGATGAGATACGATTATGTTTAGAAACTATGTTTCCTGAATTAGGTAAATTTATTCTGCGTATGAAAAGCGGTGCTCAACGCAGACAAAATTTAGCGTTAGTTAATAAAAATAAACGAGTTTTAGGTCATGAAGATTATGTTTTAAATAGATTGACTTCTGATGATACTGAATTTCATGTAGTACCGCTTTTAATTGGGGCAGGTGGAAAAAGTGGAATGACTTCAATTTTAATTGGAGCTGCTTTTATTGCTTTAGCTGTAGCAACTGGTGGTACTGCTTTAATGGCTACTCCTTTAATTGCAGGAAGCGCTATGACTTTAGGCGGTATAGCAATGAGTGTAGGTGTTAGTATGGTAATTAGTGGGGTTATGGCTATGGTCATGAAACCTCCAAAACCTGATATGACTGGACAACAAACTACCGATACGGAAGCACGTATGGAAAATAAAATTTTTAACGGGTTACAAAATACAACTAAATCAAATACGCCTGTAGCAATGGTGTACGGAAGAACTCGTCTTGGAGGGCAATTTGTTAGTGGAGAAATTCGTACGTTTGATCATGGTAAAAATGAAACTGTGAACGTTAATTTATTATTTCCTACTGGAGCTGGATAGATGTCACAAATACAAATTACAACTCCTTTTGTTGCAACCCCTTTTATACACGGGGCAAAAGGTGGTTGTTTTCCTGCTGATACTCAAGTTTTAACACCAACTGGAAGTACTCGAATTGAGGATTGTCAAATTGGAGATGAAGTACTATGTTATACTCCTGATGGAGAAGTTTTAACGCGTCCAATAACTGAAAAGTATACTCATGGAAAACAAGAATTAATTCAATTTGTATTCGGTCTTAAAAAGTTAACATTAACTCCTAATCATTGGGTCTTAAAAAGTGATGGACAATATGACTATGCAGAAAACTTTGAAAAAGGAGATGGTTTATTAGATGTAAAAGGCGATACTCATAAAATATTACAGATTGATTCTATTCCTTCTGAAATAGTTTACACACTAAGTGTTCAAGACTATGCGACATTTTTTGCAGAAGGTTTCCGCGTACATAATAAAGGTGGAGGTAAGGGAGGTGGAGCTCCTGCCCCAGCCCCAACCGAGGAACCAAATAATCTGTTTTCTACTGATATCGTAATTGGTACTATTGCACTCTGTGAAGGGCCGATATATAGAGTTAACCCTATTGGACCCCAAGACTTAGAATTAAATGAAGGAACTGTAGATGATTTAATAAATTTAGATGGAGATGGTCAAGAAAATACCGATGTATTTCGTACTATTACAAGAACAGGAACTTTAACACAAACAGAAATGCCTGTATTTGGTTCTAGGGTTACAATCCCTCAACAGTTAGCATCTGCGGTAGTTCTTAAAAAAGGCAATATCCCAGGTATACCACGTTCAGCGGTTACTTTACAAAATACTAGTGTTGATGATTTTTCTGAACTCGTATTTAATTTTACTATTAATAGTCTATTACAAATGAATGATAAAGGTAGTGTTTTTAATCATGGACTAGAAATACGAGTAACAGTCTTTAATAGAGCGGGCACTGTTATAATTGGTACTCGCATCAACAAATCTTTTAGTAATAAAACTAATACTCCTTACTCTTTTCAATTAGTTTATCCTATTCCTAAAGAAGAACGTAGTAAAAATGGTTATAAGTTTACAGTTGAAAAAATTGATGATGATTCTGATTCGTCAAAAGATCAAGAAGTAATTGGTTTTCAAAGATGGACAGAGGTTAAAGAAGAAAGAAATGCTTATCCCCGTACTGCACTAGTCGGATATGCATTACGAGCACATAATGAACATGTAGGTGGAGTTCCAACAGTAACTTCTGTGGTAAAAGGACTATTGTGCCAGGTTCCTTCTAATTATAACCAGCCAATTTTATCTAATGGGGAAATTGATTGGAGAGAATTAGAGTTACCTTATGAGACGAATGGTTGGAGTTATAGAGAAAATGGCTATTATTTACAATATCCTGGTACTGGCACGAAACTAACTGCTGCTTACCCTGAAATTTATAAAGGAATTTGGGATGGCACTTTCGTTTATGCATGGACTCAAAATCCTGTTTGGATAATTATGGATTTGCTAACTAGTAAGACTTATGGGTTAGGAATACCAGTAGAAAATATAGATAAATGGCAATTTTATAAAGTGGCGCAATATTGTGATGCAGTTGATGCCCTTACAGGTAAATGGTCTGGTGTTGATGGTTTTAGTGATGGAAGTTATAGACATAAGCCTAATGGTAAATTTGCTTCAGTTCGAGAAACATTATTAGGCATTAATGAAGGAATTCCTATTAAAGAACGCAGATTTATATTAGATATTCAACTTACAGATCAACAGCAAGCAATGGATCTTCTAACTCAAATTTGTGGTACTATTCGCTCTATATTATTTTATAGTGGTGGAAGACTATCTTTACAGATTGATATGCCAGATGAAGTACCTGTAATGGTTTTTAACGAAACCAATATTAAACCAGAAAGTTTAGTTGCAAGCGGTATTAGTGAGTCTGAAATAATTACAGGAATTGATATTAATTATATTAACCCTGCTAATCATTATAAACGAGAGACTATGAGAGTGGATGATCCTACTTCAGTGGATGAATTAAATCAAATAGAAAATGTTCAAAGTGTTGATTTACCAGGAGTTACACGACGTAGTCAAGCTATGCGTTATGCTCAGTATTTAATAGCAGCTAGTAAATTTATTAGACGTAAAATTGGGTTTGAGACGGATACATCAGCAATTAATTTAACTCCCGGTGATTTAATTTCTGTACAAAATAAAGTTATCGGTACTGCTTGGGGATTTGGGGGAAGAATATCATCTAATGGAGCGTTAGTAGGCTCAAGTTCTAGACATACTGGGCAACATGCAAATGTAACTTTAGAACATTTTACTTCTCCGGGTATTACAAATTCTACTTTTACAGCAAATAGTAACCCTGTTGGACTACGAGTTTTTAGTAACCGTAATGATGATTTACGTCTTTACATACTGAGTAATACTTCTTTTACTGTTACTAATACTCTTGTTAATGCTGCTGGGGAAGCTAATGTTGCTAGTGGTGCTGATTCTATAACTGTAAAAGCTTTAGAAGAATATGACCTTAAAACTAAAACATGGAATACTAATTTTGCTTGGACATCTAATACTGTTCCCGCAAGGGGTGATGCTTGGACATTAGGGGAAGTAGATCCAAATAGCTTTTATAGAGATACTACTGATAAATTATTCAAAGTTACAGGTCTTGAAAGAGATAACGAAGAAAGAATTAAAATAACCGCATCAGAATACATTGCGAATGTTTATTCAGACTCTGATACAGCTATTAATTATACACCTGTTCGTTATAAAGATACATTTAGTCCTCTAGTTCCTCCTCCAGTTCCTGAGTTTACTCTTACAGCACGACCTATTTCAAATCCTGACGGTAGTGTACAAACTGATATAGAAGTTAGCGATTACACAAATATTAGTGGGTATCCAATTGCAACTAAAGCTATCTATGATTATGCAGTTCCTAGTGGGTTTGCAGGTATTAAAAAGGTAATTCCATAATGGCTACAATAAAGTTTACATTAGCAAACGCAGCTTCGTTTTCGAATAACTTTACTGCTGTTTTATTAGGAAAAAACGGATTTCAATCTAATTTTGGAAGTATTAAATTACTTGCTAATACCGTTAGTGTAGTAGATAATGATCCTGCTATG